TACTTAATATATTGTATGCATTCGTTATCCAATTCATATCTGTATAATACGATAATATATCCATATTTTTATATTATTGTTTAAGAAACATAATAACTTCCGCATAATATATCCATATAATTTAACTATGTCGATTCCAATACAAGGATTATTTATATTTCATCGTGATTTGCGTATTATTGATAATGTAGCTCTAAACAGAGCTATTGACATTTGTGATAAGTTATATACATGTTTTATATTTACACCAGAACAGGTTACATCGACGAATAAATACAAGTCAGATAATTCCGTACAATTTATGATTGAAAGTTTGAACGATCTTCGTACGGAAATTAAAAATAAAGGAGGCGAATTAATGTGTTTTTATGGTAACCAATCAACTGTTATAGATAATCTTTTAACTAAGCATCAAATTAATTGTGTATATTTCAATCGCGATTATAGTCCATATGCTATTACACGTGATAAAGATATACAAAATATATGTGATAAACATAATATAGATTGTCACACTTATTCAGATTATTATTTATATGAACCTGGTAGTATTATTGTCGATAGTTCTCGTCAAGCATATAAGAAATACACGCCATTTTACAATGCGGTTATAAATATTCCGGTTACTAAGCCTGTTAAAAAACGTTCTTTCTCATTTGCTATCATCGATACCGGCTCTGATTATAAAATTACATTGACTGATGCGTTGAAACGGTTTGTAAATGTGAATCCAAATATATTAGTTCATGGTGGAAGTAAAAACGCAAAACTAAAGTTGGTACTAGCACTACGAGACCAGAAGAAGTATGATGAAAGTCGTGATTTTTTTAAATATAAAACCACACATTTATCGGCTTATATTAAATTTGGATGTATATCTATTCGAGAGGTGTATCATGCGTTTAAAGATAAATTTGGTTTAAATCATGGTTTAATACGAGAATTAATATGGAGAGAATTCTTCGCACATGTATTATATGCGTATCCTGAAGTGGTCGGTCAATCATATCAATTGAAATATCGTTCTTTAAAATGGAGCAAGTCTGAAACAAATATTGAAAAATGGAAAAACGGACAGACCGGATTTCCAATTGTTGATGCTTGTATGCGTGAAATGAATACTACTGGATATATGCATAATAGAGGACGTATGACAACAGCCAGTTTTTTAATAAAAACTCTATTAATAGATTGGCGTGTTGGAGAACAATATTTCGCACAAACATTAACCGATTATGATATTGCGTCGAACAATGGTAATTGGCAAGGTATAAGTGGTACTGGTGTTGATATGAAACCTTATTTCAGAGATATGAATCCTTGGATACAGAGTTACAAGTTTGATATTAACGCGGAATACATAAAAAAATGGGTACCTGAATTAAAGTATGTTGACCCAAATGATATTCATAAATGGTATGAAACACATAATGATGTTAAGTATACTCAAGTCAAGTACCCCAAACCCATTGTAGATTATTATGAACGAAAAGAAATGATGTTAGCTATGTATGAAAAAGCGATATAATAAATGTTTTGTGTAATAGCCTTATTACACGAAACTGATTAGGTCTATCTATAAATTATGTGATTAGATATCTAATGATATAGTATTTTTACTGGATGTGTTTTTTTGACGAGAGCGTTTTGGTAAGTTAGTATTTTGCATATCCTTTAACGATGAAATTGATATAACAGAGTCTTCATCCGCAGAACGTGATGGAGGTGCTTCATGAATATTCACATTTCTGGTCTTTAAACCAGATAATATACTATCGATATCACTTGATTGTGGTCCCTTCATCTCCTGACGTTGAACGGGGGGTCTGATACTTTTTACGGGTTCGTTAATGTTTTGTTGTTGATTCATATCTACACCTTGTTCTCTAAACATTGCCCCTCTACTTGCGTTTATATCCGGACGATTTGAAGGAGCATCATTTGAATAATTCATACCAGGTCTGGGTTGTGGAGGCAGATTTTGAGTTTTAATGGGAGCTGGAGGAGGAGGACCACGAGGTTTATTTTCAGATTCCCTCATAAAATTGCTAGCCATTGCGAAACCGGGTGATTCTTGGCTCATACTACTCACAGTTGCGTTGGTAAACATTTTCATAAGTTCAGGACTTTGTTTGATAACGTCATTAAACGCTGGTGCTGCTGTCGACAATGCTTTATTAGAAAAGTTTAAAACAGCACCACTAAATCCAATACGCAATAAAAGAGAAATCTCTGGAGCCAATTTTCCACCTTTGTATTTTTCATATAATTCACTGAATATTTCCTCGTAACTATCAATGTCCTCATTGACTTGTTCTCCCCATCCATCCAAATTCAGATCAAATGGATTAAACGCACTATTTGCGTATTCCAATGAATTAATAAAAGTCATAAACCACCACCCTTGTAATTTAATACTATCTTTTTTACGTTTGTCTTCTAGTGCGGTTTCATATTCATCTTCGATTTCGTCATAGTCAGAATCTAAAGTGAAATGGGAATTATGTTTAATTAACCCCTTATCATACCACTCTTCTAACTTTTTAATCATTGCACGTTTCTTTCTGCGTTTTTCACGTTCATTCATCGTAGAACTAACACGTATTTCATCATTCAGTGGCATTTCATTCATTTTTGCAAATCCATCCCATGTTTTTGCTGTACCAATACTATCACGAGTCGCTTGACCTAAATTAGAATCACTTGTATCTTCATGTGTATTACGAACCGGTTCTTCCTCACTCTTACTAAATCCAAAGAAATTGGAAGCCATACCAGATAGTGATTTTGTATTTCCTTCACTTTGAGATTGCGTTTTATGTCCGGATAATTCATTTAACTCGTCCTCTAAGTTATCCAACTCCCCTAAATTTAAATCCACTTTTGAAGATATTTTATTTTCATTCATTAAAAGTTCTATTCCCGTTCCGAGATTTGAACTAGGTCTCGATGATTCAACAGGCAAATCATTAATTTCATTAAGAGCACCTAAATCAATAACTTCCATTCTAATATGATAATTATACAAGATTTATTTTTAAATCCTCCGCAAAGAATATTATATTTTTATGTTTTAAATACCAAATACCTTGTAAGAATGAATCCGCTAGGTCATCTTTTTTCTTTGTATTTAATGAATCTATCCATGGTTGTAAAGAATTGTTTGCGTTTAACATAAGAGAACAATAATACACTCCATCTTTTTTATGTTTTTTATAATCTGCGTTAAATTGGGGTTTATTTTCACTCGTATTATTACCATGTTCTCGATTATCTAATTTTAATTCAGTAAATTGTTTTAATTTATGTGATGATGATACAAACTCTAAATGAATATTATCGTTAATCATTATAAAATATTGTGCTAACATCCCTTGGACGGTTTTCATACGTGTTGCTATCGGTGATATCTGATTTTCTATCACTACATGTTGTATTTCATTAATGTTCTCAATCTTATTTAATTGTTCTTTCATCTTCCTACCCACACTAATCAAATCTGTCTCACCTGCTGTCTTCTTTTTACTATCGATAATTACTTCGAAACAATGTTTTTTATAAAATTCTATAACTATATTGAGAACATCCACCTTTTTTAAGCTATTAAGATTCTCTACATTTAAAAAGATTAGATTTTTATTGCCTTGTTGTATAAGATCATCTAGTTTTAATTTTTTCAACGATGGTGCTGTCATTGCCTTTGTTGGAATAATATATTGAGAACATTCTTTTGCGTGTTTTTCACAATAATATTTATTATTTTTATGATATTTTGCCTTTTTCGTACACTCTTTTGGTGCTGTTTTTTTATTTTTTGCTTTATTCATACATTCACAATTATGTGTAATGTTCTCATCTTCCATCATATTTAAAACACCCCAATTATTAATAAAAATATCATCAGTTGTATATTCTAAAATACAATAGGCCATATTCTTAATTCCAACATCAAAACTAATAACTTTCATTGTTACAATAATATAAGTTTTACAATTTATATTATTTTGGAATGTTATAAATTATACGAGAAAATATGGAATATCTACACCGATGATACTATTTTTACCGGTTTGATTATATCCTAAGGCACCAGATATACTATCATAACCAGGACAAATATGAATTCCTAATGTATTAACTTTATGTATT